ACGTACTTAATCGTCACCGGCGAAGTAACCGCTTGAAGCGTTGCCACGATGTTGTTTGCTATGTTTTCTCGAACACTCATTTCAACGCCTTAAAAAATACTTCCGATAGATTTTTTCTTTCTTTTCTACTAAATCCAAAGAACGGTCTTTTCTTTCCAACACCAGCCGCTTTTTTAGCTTCTGCACTACGCATGAAATAGATTTCTGCATAGCTGTTAGTTGATACGGCAGACATACTTCCCAGCATTTTACCTGTGAACTGTAAATCAACATTCTTGCCGCGACCTCTGCTTTTCCTAAACTCAAGATACTTTGGAGAGTATTTAGGAAACCGACCTTTCAGACCTCTACTGTCGGCAGTTCTATCTTCAATAATATTAATGCCATGCAAAGCAGTTTTAAGAAGAGCAGATTTAACACTGGCCCTAAGCTCTTTGCCTTTCTTGTCGATCTTCCTGCCAATATCAACGATGTTGCTGTTAATTTCTACTTCCATTAGCGAATTAGCCTGCCGTGATTAATCGGAGTCTTTTCGTCTCCCTCAATCGTGCCGCTGTTATCATCGTCATACTCAACGCCGTCTTGGAATACTGCCTCGATCTCTTCAGCGTATCTCGCTTTGTAAAAATCAATCATGCTTTGAAAGCGATCACCATCCACCCAGTTTGTAAGCTGGGGCAATGCGTACTTCCACAGAACCAAATAAACAGAGGTGCGAGTCCACTGTGAATCGGTTAAATAATCGGGGTTCAATTCACCGGATATGCCGCGCTTCTCCCACCACCTGTTTCTTATTTCACGCTCAATATCTGCCTGAGCTTTTGGATGCTCATCGGCAAAAGAGGTAATTCCAAGGGTAAGAATGTCGGGTACGATGTCCGTCAAATCTGAGTCTGTTGAAAATGCCATTTTATACCTCAGTAAAAACCCACCCCCCGAAAGAGGTGGGCTTAGTCTTACTTAAAGTACAGAGTCAAAAGTCATCTTGACGCCGTAGCTATCGTCTAGCTCGCCTACACCGTAAACGGCAGTAGCGTTCAACTCGAATGCACGCAAAGATGCGTCACGCTGAGTCTCGATGCCGAAGTCCTTCTTCATTGCCAGAGCAATGGCTTCTGGGGCGAATACTGCGCCAACAGAATCGCCAGAACCGTCAATAGCAACGTTAGCTGACTCGTATACGTTGATACCAGCGATAGTGCCGACATAACCGTTCCGCATTGCTTCGTTCTGAAGGTCGCCGCCGTTAGGGTTGGCGAAAGTGTTGGTCAGGTTAGCTTTCAAAGCGTATGCCTGATAAGGGTGTACTACGGCATTGATAACGCCAGTAACCTTATTCGCACGCAGAGTAGCAGCAGCCTTAAACAGGTCAGCAACAGTGATCTCAGTGCCAGCAGCACCCAAAGCGCCAGAGAAGCCAGCAAATAGAGCGATCAGATCTTGATCCATCTTAGTAGCAATAGCGTTACCAAGAACAGTGCCAAGCTCAAGGGCAGGGTTACCCGCGCCGTAAGCAGCCATGTCGGTCAACAGAACCTGCGCGCCGACTTCACCAACAGCTACAGATACAGAAGTAGTTGATACGGTAGTGGAACCCATATCAGTGCCTTCAGTAAGGTCAGCAGCGGCGATAGCTGGGTACTTAGGAACTTGAATTACTTTACCGGCATCTGAGCCGATGTTGTATTGGGTAACAAGACCCATCATTAGAGATTGCTCTTCAGCGGTAAAACGCGCCTGAGCGATAATATTGACAAATAAGTCGTCAAGGGTAGTTGAAGTAGTTGCAGCCATTGTTAAATCCTCAAAAGATTAAATTAGTAAAATTGGTTTATTAGGTTGCTTTCTTCTTCATTGCAGCAAAGGCTTCTTTTCCGCCTTCGTTCCAATTAGCAACCATATCAGCCACAGATAGAGACTTCTGTGTGGAGCCACCAGCGTTACCTTGACTGCCTGAACCACCTGCGGAGGCTCTGACAAAGTGAGGATTAGCTGTTAAAAATTCCGCTACCAGCTCACCAGTTGACAGCAGATTTCCGCTATCGTTATACCTTGGCGTGCCATTGCTGTCAAGAACCTCCACGCTGCCATCATCAGACAGTCGCAGGTTGTTTCTTAACAATGCAGAAACTTGTTCAGGGCTTACCGCGTTATTAGTGCTTGCCGCATTTAGTAAAGCGCCGTCTACTAAGGTTGATTGCAGCTTGCTTTTATACGCGTTAATTTCCTGATCTTTTTTTTCAACAGTTTTCTTTAGAACCGACTCAAAATCTCCGCGCTCTTTCTGTCGCTCAAGTTCAGCCGCTTCTTTGTCGAGTAACAATTGTTTGGCTTCGTTTATATCAATGCCTGATAATTGTTTCTCGTATTTGCGCTGTTCTCTAGCAACTCGATCCGCAACAATTCGATCTAGTTCTGTCTGTGAAAATGTTTTGTCCTGACTTTCTACTGCCACAGTTTCAGTCTCTGCTTGGGTTTCCATGATTTCATCGCTCATGTGACGTGCCTCTTAAAGAGTATTGGTGAGTCGTGATTGTAACATAAGTTGTTTATTTCTTTACTTTCTTCTTTTTCTTCGGACGGCCTACTTTAGAGCCGTATGTTCCTGTACCTTGCGGCATGATTAGTCCTCGAATATACCTCTAAACCTATGACGACAGTTATAGCCGCCGCGTACTACAAAAGGGTCGCCGCTGATCTTTCCAGCCCAACTGCCAGACCACTCCTGCTCGATCTCTTCTTTAGTGTAAACCTTGCCAACATGGCGGGCGCAGAACTCTCGCGTCACATCATCATCTGGGCCATAGTACTTAAACTTCTCAGCCCCAGCATCCAAAGCGATCTTGGTGTTCACGGTTGCGTCAAACTGCATCAGTGAATCGTGCAAAGCCTGACTTGCATAACGCCCAAGGTTAGAATCAACAGAAGCCTTAATGGTTGCCAAGCTCTGAGCAAACGTTGCACCAGTCAAAGTGCTTTCGTATAGCTCCTTAGCCACAGCATCCAGATAGTTCTGCCCCAAGTCCTCGAAGCCTTTAAATGTCATCGACTGAAGCTGAGAGATAACGTTCGGGTCTAGCTTGGTCACATTGCCGTAAGTGTTAAGCATGGCAGCGACTTCATCCGCTATCACGGTATACTCTCTAACCAGACCATCAACGGTTGACAGGTACTCTGCCTCGATTGCTTGTCTAAGCTCAACCCTTGCCTGTATAGCCCACTCCAGATCGAACAGCTCGCCATCTTTCAGCGGAGCAGTTGCCATCAGATCAGTAATGCGGTTTTCCAGCTTTAGCAAAGCGGCAGCCAGCTTTTCTTGATGACTGTCTGCCCTAGCTATTACCGACCGTAATTGGTCAACGTCTGCTGGCATTATTCTAGCGGCTCTACAATTTCAGGCGTGAACTGCCCCAATGTCTGGCTGCTGGATTCGATCTCAACGTGCGATCTAGCTAAAGCCTCATCATCAAGAACCAAGTCAGCGATTTGCTTGTCAATTTCTTGCATTAGTGTGACAGACTTAACACCAGTCGAACGCATCTGCTGAAGGAAAATTAGCTCTTTATCGTAATCTCTCAAATCAAACGAATCAGGGTAGAACACCTCAACATCTGGAGTCGCATCTTGCCAATCAGCGAACAACTCCCACAACTGCTCTTCAGCAAGCTCTAGGATGTCTGCCTTTTCTGACAGCTTCGCGTTGAGCATCTGGAACTCTGTCTGCATGGCAACGCCTGACTGAGTCATTGCTTGAGTGCCTCGAACTGCGCCCATGTGACTCATTCGGTTAATCGCCTCAACCTTATCGGTGATCGCTGCACGGACAGAATCAAGGTTCTGACCACTTGGCTGAATCTGATACGGCTTCATGTTCGAGTCCATATCATCCGGCATATTTATCACAGAGCCAGCGCCAGCACTTGCATCGGTGTTATACGTCTTAACCAATGTCGGGTGGTTCGATATGCGAATGAGCTGCTCTATCTCTGAAAGCTCTTGATAGATAGCCCGCTGCATATAGGCCGCATCTGACAAGTCGCTTATACCAATGCCGCGAACAACTGAACGCTGTGCTGGCAGGAATACAGCCGGAATCTTTCCAAGTGCGTTGTCGATCGTATCAAGGTGGGTGTCGATTTCATTGATAGACTTCCAGCTTTCAATCGTATCTTCACGCCAGACGCGATAATAGACCTCTTTCTCGGTGTCGCTGATTTCCTCGATAGCTTCACGCACCTTTAAATAGATCAGCTTAAAACGCCCGCTAGCGGTTCTCTCGTACTTCCAGTCAAACACGTTCTCAGGGGTAAACATCGTTACATAAGGGCGAATGTCCTGCGCCAGTTCTTCTGCTCTAGTTCCTGCATTAGACAATGGTTTATCCATCATCAGCCAAACGTTCCCATATACAGACGACCAGACCTGAGCCTGTTTCATAAAGGAGTTAAAGCTGCGACCATCAAGATCGGCATCCTTCATAAAGTTTTGAATGGCTGGGTTGTTTGCCAGAGAGTTAAACTTTCTGACCGGAGGCACGCGCCATAGGAAACTGCTGTAAATGTGGACAATGTTCTTACAGTGATTGTCCATCGGAGTGAGGTCAAGCCTTCGATTGTATTCGTCTTTGTCTTCGTTGACGTAGCGAGTCAGGTAGCCGCCGTCCTTGTAATCTTCTCCGCCCATATAGGATCGAAGATAAAACTCCCAGCGATATTTATTATTGTCGTATTCTGGGTGCGTGTATTCGATGTCTGTGCTTCTCATTAACTCCACCTTGTCGGCTGT